AAAAATACGTCCAGCGAGTTCCGTAATATCCTTGCGCTGTTCATCGGTAATATCATCTACAAGAATGGAATGGCAACCGGTCACAATTAGGTCCTCAAACACTTCAGGGTAGTTCGTCTTGGTACACTTGTAAAGGCGGTTTTTGCCACGAATAGAGTTGCTAGGATTGTACGTCTTAGAGTGCCCAATCAACTCCACCTTCTTGTATCCGCTACTCCGAGTCTTTACAAGCGTACCAGGGGCGATATATTCTATAGGCAAATACGTCTCCTTGTTGTCCACAAGGCAGAGAATCTTCGTGCCCTCCTTAAAGCAAATGACAGGGAAGCTGTAGTATAAGGTAACACTGCCACCTGCTGCTAAACTACGTGCTATACCAAGAGCCTCAGGTAAGTATTGATTAGTACCTGGCTGGAATGGATAGACTGCGTTAACAGCGCCTAAACTGACCGTGGTAGTATCTAGTGTCCAGGCACCACCGCTTAACGAATAGTAGAGCCCGTTATTGCCACCACCTCCAGTAATTACAGGAACACATCCGTATAGATTACTTCCATTATAACTGATAGCGCAGTAATAATACGGCAAATTTGCCGATGACTGTTGTGTCCAACTTGCGACACCACCCGTTAGATTTGTGGTTGAAATTGTAAAAATGTATCCAGTTGTATCTGTACCGGCGTGTCCACTGCTACATAAGATAAATGTATTGCCGTTACCACTACAGGCTGTATATCTAAAGGTTGTTGTTTGGTAATCTGCGCGAATTCGTGTAGCATTTCCATTCCACCCGTTACTACCGTTTGAGTAGAAGGCATTACCTTGATAACCTCCAGAACCAGAATTATCGGAGGCAACCGCTAAATACGCCGAACCAGTTGGAGTACAGGCAATAGAAACTAATGCTTGATTTACGAGTGCCGGTGAAGCAGCCGACGAACATGCCCAGATATAGCTACCACTTGTACCAGCAAGGTAAACACAGCCAGTACCTCCGAGCGCCTTATTTGTTGTGAGGTATACAACAGCAGTTCCACTTGTTCCGTTTGCGCATATTCCTGTATACCAAGTTGCCGAGGCACTTGGAGGATTCACCGCACATGCTGTAGGCTGAGTGCTTACTGTACTCCAAGTGACACCTTGATTCGTAGATACGTAAAGACTTCCTGTAGCACCGGATGTGGTAGCATACATGATTGTTCCATCATTGTTACTGGCTACAGCAGAGACCGATGCGCTAATACCAACACCGAGACTCCACGAAGCGCCCTTATTCGCAGACCATAGAACACCGGCATCTGTCGCTGCAATCAGTGTCTGACCAGCTAAATCACCGGCGAATCCGTAGACATTGAGAGCACCAGTTAAACTAGAATATGAACCGTACCAAGTCCAAGATGCCATTTATTATTTATCTATTATCACGTTTTTATAAATTTATAAAAACGCAATAAGTTTAAATGCCGGATTAGATTCCCTTACCGGTAAACGCTACATCTAGCGACGCACCGACAAGCGGTGTATTTACGGCTGTAAAAGCGTTATCAATCGGCGTACCGGCTGTGAGTCTGCCTTCATCGGGCGCACCGCCCTGGGGCATTAAAGAACGGTTTAGGGTCTTAAGGGTCACCTGTTGTGCCTCGGCAAGAGCCTCCGCCGGCTTGACGTAGTTAAACGCCGACTTCTCAGTGACGGGCTCCATAGTCTCCTGCATCTCCACGTAATTCTCGAAGAACTCCTTGGAATCCAAACCAACCGTGTGGACACGTCCAATAAGTCCGGCTCCCATACACTTACGGTAGTGAATGTGGGGCGAGAGATTACCCTTAATCGGCACTTTGTACGGCTGAGGCTTACGTACCTTGAGCGTAGCAACACCTGACTTATCACCAATCGCAACACCGGCATTGCGGAAGGCAAGGTAGGCGTGTTGCCAATCGTTCAACTCGTGTAGGTCCTTATTTGCCGGTTCAGCAGCCCAGTAGAGCACTTTCGTGCCGGGACCGACAACGACTTCTTTAGAAATATCAGCATTCTCGGGAACCTTGACTTGTAGGACTTCGCAAGGAATGAGCGACTTGCCGAGGAAGGGTAAGTAGCTGTCGCGGTGTAAGCCGATGAAAAGGGCGGCAACGCCAACGGCGGCGAAAATAAGATTTGCGAGGATAACATTACGACCGGTAACATATGTAACAAAGTCCTTACCAGTAAAACTCTTGACGCCCCAATTGAGACCGCCAACAACCAATAGAACCATGGCGATCATATATGTTTTCGCTTTCCAATACTGGTTCATTCTCTGTTATTAAGGGGCTAAAATCAATTCATAAACTTGCGTATCTGCGGGAATATCTTTGGCAGAACAGCGGAATTGGGCAAACAGCGCCTTTTCCACTTGTACTTTGGGCACGGCGTTGTGAACTTCGGCGGCAAGAGCGCGGTAAAGATCAAAATCAGGGTAGCGCTCTTCGCCGGCAGGTGTGCGAAGCACGTTCTTGCCGTCGTCGTCCGTTAGCCACTCCCATAGCATATTGTAAACAGGGCTGACCGTTTCGGGGTAGAGTTTGGAGCCTTCGCGCGACATAATCTTGACGGGCGTAGCATTAGCGGGGCGGTCCGGAAAGAGTGATTCAAGCAATGATACAGCAAGACGGCATAAGTCAAACGACGTATTAGGCTCTACTTTCTTCCCTTCACCCGTCTCATAAAAGGGTTCGCAATTGTACTGGGTGGCGGCGTCATTACCAGGGAAAAACGCATCGGAAATGAAGAAGCCACAGCCAGGAACCGTGAACGACGCACGACCAAAATCAATAATCTTCATTAGACGTCCATACGTAGGCACCTTCATATACCAGGACTCCTTGCCCTTAATGACGCGGTAGTACATATCAGTCACACCTGTACCGTTCCACATAATGTTATTGGTGTGTAAGTCGTTGTGGACAAAGCCGAAGTAGTGCTGGGCAACCACAAGACCGGCAATAACCTGGAAAAGCCACGCTGCCCAACGCGTATCCTTTGTTTCAATCATTGCGGCGTCATCGCCGTCCTCATCGTCTAGGAGCGTATCCATTGTGCCGTCGGCTTTCTCAAGCAGTGAAACCTGTACGGGAAAATTATAAAATTCAACCAGCTCTTCACTTTCGTCGCTTTCGTAAGAACCAGAGCCAGAGCCAGACTCGGAGCCAGAGCCAGATTCGGAATCGGACATACGCTTAAGGCGCAGTTTAGGATTCGTCAGCTTGACCGGCACCTCACTTGTTGTAACCGGCTCCTCCTCGCTGACCATAATATCATTTGTTAGAGATACAGGTACCCCCATTTCGGCATCAACCGATACGAAATCGTCTAGAGATAATGCCTCACCAGGCTGTGTAAATAGCGATTCTAGAGACTTTTTGGGAGTTTCGTCGTTCTCCTGGTATTTGAAGAGTCCAAGGCGTTGATTGATTTTCCACCAGGGTTTACGACGGAGAGAATCGTATTCTTCGGAAATATTGTATACGTAGGTATCTACACGAGCAGAAAAGGTACCGTAGCAACGGCACCAATGCGGTGAAATACGGCTTTCGACAAACTTGGAGGCGTACAACGCAAAAAGACAGTCAACATACGCTTCATTGAGCGGGTGATTGATTTTCATTAATGTATTCTTCCATAGTTCACTAGGAGCGGCAAGAGCACCGTCATCGGGCAAAATGTATTCCCCTTCCATTGCGGCAAGAGGGTCAACTAAGTGAATACGCTTGATGAAGATATCACGCTTGACCCCGTCGGTCATAATAAGTGCCCCCTCAAAACTAGACTCAGATTGGCGCTCTACTCCACTTATTGTTTCACCGGATATACCGAGCCAACAGGACTGATAACCGTGAATAGAGGATTCAAACGACGGTTGTAGTTTCTCAAGAGCAGAAAAGTACGCCTGAGGTTTCTTAAATTCGGTCATTGCCTCACGAATTACAGTAGGCAATTCGTTAGGGGAACCAGAGAGAGTTAGACTGGCGGGTAGTTCGGTAACAAAGGGTCGTGCTACACGGGCACCTCCACGACCTACATTACCACCGCCACGACCTCCGTTAGCACCACCACGACCGTTAGCACCGCCACGACCACCACGGGCAGGACCGCCACGACCACGTGGAGGACCACCACGACCACCTCTGTTTCGGTTACCAGGCATTTCTAAACCCAGTGCCGGGTCTAATTTAAGAGACTTTCCGCATAGAAACACGGATACGCGGTAAAAGAAAAATGAAAGAAGTATATATCAACAGAAATGAGTGCTCCGGCGAGACCTGGTATGGGATTAACGGCGATGCTGCCGACCATGGGGGGCGACGGAGGCAGTGGCGCCCCCCGTCCCACAATGAACCTTCGCCTTTCCAAATTTAATATGAATATGATTCCCGACGACGGGGTTGTCTTGTTTATTGGACGCCGTGGTACGGGTAAGTCCTGGCTTATCAAGGACTTGATGTGGTACAAGCAGAAGTTTCCTATTGGCACAGTGTTTTCGGGCACTGAGGGCGCAAACGCCTTCTATGGTTCAATGGTACCGAGTCTGTTTATTCACGATGAAGTGGTACCGCAAACAGTATCAAATGTGCTCAAGCGCCAAGAGCAGATTACAAAGCAAATTCGCAAGGAGACGGAAACG